GGGCGAACTCGTTGGAAGTGAGCCAATTGAGGAAATGAAGTGGAAAGAGATAACCGAGCCTGCAACTGATGCAGCCAAGCAATGGGATGGCTGGGGTACAGCGTTAAAACCATCGCATGAGCCAATCGTCGTTGCCAGAAAGCCGTTTATCGGAACCGTGGCCGAGAACGTGCTTCGCTTTGGTACTGGCGCAATCAATGTTGGTGCTTGCCGCGTTGATCTGAATGGCGACTACAAAAGTAAGGCTAATGGTCGTCCGTCACAAACTGGACTGCCAGACAACTACGATTCAGATAAGGCCAACCAGCCGGACACTATCGGGCGCTGGCCAGCAAATCTTATTCACGATGGAAGTGAAGATGTAATCGCGGCATTCCCTGTGACTGCAAGCGGTCAACCCAGTGGCGTGAAGGCTGGCAATAACAATAATGTCTTTGGGCAGTTCGCCGGCGGAATTCCGGTAACTGGGTTCGGCGATTCTGGCAGCGCGGCCCGTTTCTTTTACTGCGCCAAAGCTAGTCGGCAGGATAGAGACGAAGGTTTGGCTGGCTTTGAGTTGAAAGAGGCTGGCATCAAGAATGATAGCGGTCGCGGATTTAGTGAATCAGACCCGCATCGCAAGATTATGCGCGCTAATCACCACCCAACCGTAAAGCCAACTGACCTGATGCGCTATTTATGCCGTTTGGTTACTCAGCCTGGCGGCGTGGTGCTCGACCCGTTTATGGGGAGCGGCAGCACTGGAAAAGCCGCAATTCTCGAAGGATTTAGATTTATTGGTATTGATCTGGAAAGTGAGCACGTCGAGATCGCCGAGGCGCGCATAGCTCACGCGGCCAAAACCTACGCGCAAGAGAATTCACAGCAAAGGTTGTTCGCATGAACGGGCGCGTAATCACCAGAGAGATGCGCCGCCAGCTTGAGCGTGACAACGCTAAGCAGCCAGTAAGGCTTGCTCAAGTCCCGATTGGGGATTTTCCAAGGAATGATTCAACGCTGTTTGCCGCCTATCGGAGCCGTGACTTCCTTGTCCAGCTATTCAATGAGTGTGGCGCTGTGCGTGTTTCCGTGAATAGAACAGCAGTGAATTCTGCTGGCGGATGGGTAGAGGGAATTACTTGGGATGAGCTAATGGAGATCAAGCGCCAGCTCGGCATGGGCGATCAGTACGCAATTGAAGTGCTGCCGCAAGATAAAGAAATCGTGAACGTGGCGAATATGCGGCATTTCTTCGTATTGCCGGAGCCACTTCAATATGGATGGTTTAGAAAATGAGCAATCCCACCCGAGCTGAAAAATATTATTGGGGGAGGCTGGCTAACGAAGTTGGCTGTATAGCGTGTCGCCTATCGGGCATCCGCAATCACCATGTTTCGATTCATCACGTCGATGGACGCACAAAGCCAGGCGCGCACATGAAAGTGCTTCCGCTGTGTTTTGAGCATCATCAAGGCGGGAAGGCGCATACCCCATCTTTGCACCCTTGGAGACGCAGATTTGAGGCCGCATTTGGAACTGAGGAAGAGCTAATGGCGAAGTGCAATCTGATATTGGCCGAGAAAAATCACGAGAAACGAACAGATTGGAGTGCGGCGTGATCGAGAAGATACCAATGACTTCGGTCTGCGCGTCCAAGCTGCGCTCCCTTGAGCAGTCCGGGATGGAAGTGGTCGGGGTGATTTTGGTGAAGTGCAAGGAAGCAAACGGGACATACCAGCGCGCTACCGTGGATAACTTTGGACGCGTGCAGTGGTGGAAGGTTGATGGCTCTGGCCGGATGGTCGCCCTCAAAGAGCCGATTACGCAAAAGGCTGAAATCGTGAAGCGCCTGCGCGAGCTAAGCGAAGAAATGATCGAGATCGGCGTGGCGATGGACTATTACGGTGGACTGGACGAGCACGCAAAGCATGGCGCTGAGTTGGTCGGGGCTGCGCATATTGCCCGAAGCTGGATACCTGAGATTGAAGAGTAATGAGCCAGTGCGAATTTTGTGCAAAAGATGATGGGAATTACGACTTTGGACGAGATTGTTGCCTTGCTCGCTTCGTTTTACATGTGCCAACCAAGACGATGCGCGCTGGATATTTGGAATGGTGGATGAAGAAATACGGCAGGGAGCGGGTAGATCGGGTGAAAACATTGGTTGAGCAGGCTTGGGCCGAGAAGTTGGCCGAGGCTAAAAAACAAACACTAGGGCATGGGAAATGAGCGCTTTAACAAAAATGCAGGCTCTCGGTAGGTTGAAGGTGGGAGAAATGAACAAGACCGAGGCAGCTTACAGGCTGCACTTGGAAATGCTTAAAGCAGCCGGCGAGATTGTCTGGTATCGGTTTGAGGGTGTGAAGCTGCGCCTTGCAGACGGATGCTTTTACTCGCCAGACTTCGCTGTGATGTTTAGCACTGGTGTGCTCGAAATGCATGAGGTCAAAGGGTTTTGGCAAGACGATGCGCGAGTCAAGATCAAAGTGGCGGCTGAAATGTACCCATTCCGCTTTATGGCTGTTACGCCAAGGGCAAAAAAGAATGGCGGTGGCTGGGATAGGGAGATTTTTGAGTAAAGCTATTGCATGGCATTGAGATTCGGAAAACTTAAAAGGGGTTGTGATGGCAGACGAAGCTGAATCGGCAGAAAAGTACGAGCAAGACGAGAGGGATCGGCAAATAGCCAAAGCGCACGCAGCGGCAACAACAGAAATTCCGCTTGAGTATGAGTGCCGTGAGTGTGGGGAGGATACAAGTGGCGGGCGGTGGTGCTGTGCATCATGTCGCGACATCTGGGTTCGGAGGTTTGGCGTTTAACGGGTTAAAAAGGGGGAGTCATGGTCATTGCAGTGTCTTATTTCAACGTTGAATACGCGCCCGGCATGTACTTCAATTGTGAAAAGCAGCGCGGCACGCTATCGGTGACGAGTTGCGCAGCTCAGTACAAGCGGCATAAGAGCAACTGCTCTGGTTCGGTATGTACTGGCTGTGAGCTTGGCGCGGCCCATGCGGGTGAGCAAATCATCTATAGCCTGCCGCAAAAGCTGTGCTGCCGGTGTGGCGGAACTGACAAGCGCCTGATTCATGCCCGTATCTGTGTGTCCTGCTACAACCGGGAGAGGGAATACATGCTCGGGCGCAATGCCAAGGGTAAGCCTCCCATCCATGCGCGGGCGCTCCATGCCGTTGGTGTATTTGTTGCCAAGGCCGGAAGAATCCAGATTGGCGTTGTTGCCGATACCGCCGAGGCCGCGATGGCTCCGATACGGAAAAGCCACAAGGCTGCGATTTCATTCATGCCGCCAGGCGTGCCCGATTATATTTTTGCGCAGATGCGCTTGCTGTAAGGAAGGTAAGCGCATGGATGTCGAGAAAATAGATCACCTTTGCAGAACCTGCGGAAGCGGGCGGCTGGAAAAATACACCACAAAGCAAGGGGAGAAGCGAATTCGCTGCCCTAACTGCGAAGTGGACGCCGTGGGGTGGCGGGCATCCAAGCTGTGCTTTTGTGGGCATCGCTTCCCGAATGGCTCAAGGTCGTATCTAAAGTGCGCCAAGAACCCTGAGCGCTCCCCAATGAGCCCGCACGCCATAGTGGTGATGCTGGATGAAGATGCGGTCAAAGAACGCAGGGACAACCCGCGCAAGGCGGAAAAGAGCCGTTCAGATTGTGATGATCTGTTTGGTGAGTCGGAGGAAGCGTAGTCGTGAGGCTATGGTAGGTCATGGGTAGAAAATCAAAACTGACGGAAAAGCAATGGGAAGAGGTCGGGCGTCGTCATCTTGACGGTGAAAGCCTGCGCTCTTTGGCGCGCGAATTTGGTGTGGGTGAAAGCACGGTGCGCGAAAAAATATCCGCGCAATCCGCGCAGATCAAAAAAGTTGCAAATCAAATAGTTGAAGTGGAAAAGGCAAAAAAGAGTTTGCCCGTTTCCGCGCAAATATCCGCGCTTAACCTCGCACAACGGTTATTGATGATTTCCGAATCCCTGAGTGACGCCGCTGTGGCTGGGGCGAATACGGCAAAGCTTATCAGTGAGAGAACGCACGAGAAGCTTTCCAAGCTGCAAACTCTTACCGATGATGATGTCAAAGGGGCGATTGCCGCATCTATGGCGGTCAACCAGTCCGGCAAGATGGGTATGGACATCCTCACTCTGACTACCAAGCCTAATGGGGCTGGCGCACTGAACAATCCCGGCAATAGCGACCCAAGACATATCCAAGACCTGACCGACGATGAACTACTCGAAATCGCTCGCGGCTAAGGAGGTTGTTATCCGTCGCAAGGCGAGAGAGAGCATCCTTAGTTATGTCACGGCTATTGATGTTCCCGGCAAACCTGTTGGTGATGACCCCGATGAGGAATGTTTTAAGCCGGTAGAAACATCGCTGGCGCACCACCATCGCTTGCTACTGACCAAGCTGGAAGAGGTCAGCGAGACGCCGCACGGTCGCATGATGGTGTTTATGCCGCCGGGCTCGGCTAAGAGTACCTATGCCTCTGTGGTATTCCCCTCGCGATTTCTTGGCAAGAAGCCAAACCGCAAACTGATTCTTGCCAGTTATGGCGATGATCTGGCGCGGAAGATGGGCCGCCGTACCCGTTCGATCATCAAGCAGCGGCGCTACAAGGGGATTTTTGGCGCAGGGTTGGCCAATGAGTCGCAGGCCGCCCATGAATTTGCCTTGACCAATGGCAGCGAGTACATGGCGTGCGGTATTTTGTCTGGCATCACGGGTAATCGTGCGCACGGCATCATCATCGATGACCCGATCAAGGGGCGCGAGCAGGCCAATTCCGAAACTATCCGGCAAAAGACGTGGGATGCATACGAAGATGACCTAAAAACCCGCCTCATACCTGGCGGATGGATTGTTATCATTCAGACACGGTGGCACGAAGACGATTTGTCCGGTCGCATCCTTCCCGATGGCTGGAATGGGGAAAGTGGCAAGATCCTCTGCAAAGATGGCAACGAGTGGGAAATTATCTGCCTGCAAGCGAAGTGCGAAGTCGCAAATGACCCACTTGGACGCAAGATTGGCGAATACCTGTGGCCGGAATGGTTTGACCGTAAACACTGGGCGCAGTTCGAACAGAATCAGCGCACATGGAATGCCTTGTATCAGCAGCGGCCATCTCCGCTTGAGGGTGATCTATTCAAACCTGACAACATCCAGATAATTGATGCGTTGCCGATTGAGTCGATTGAATGGGTGCGCGGGTGGGACTTTGCCAGCACAACATCTGGTGACTGGACTGCGGGCGCTAAGCTGGGGAAACTTGGCGATGGCCGGTTGCTTATCGGCGATATGGTGCGGATTCGAGTTGGGCCGGATGATCGCGATAAGGCTTTGTCCAATGCTGCGAAGCGCGACGGGTACGAGTGCAAGCAATCCATCCCGCAATGCCCAGGACAGGCCGGTGTAACTCAGGTGAAATACCTGATACGGCAGCTTGTCGGGTACCGCGTCCATTCATCCACGGAAACGGGTAGCAAGGAAACGCGCGCTGAGCCTTTGGCAAGTCAGGTGAACGTCGGCAATGTGCTTATGCTGAAAGCGCCGTGGAACGATGCGCTGATAGCTGAACTTAGAGTGTTCCCCAATGGCACGTATGACGATCAGGTGGACGGACTGTCTCGGGCGTTCGGTCTGCTGATCGGGCGCAATCCTTCTGAAATCTTCATTCCAGACGCAAACAAGGTGGCGGCGAATGTCGCGGCTGAAATATCCGCACTTGGCACATGTGGGCGCTGTTCGGCATTCGACCGTGAAACCAAATTGTGTGGCGAGAATTTCGGGATGCAGGTAGGAGAGAATGATGTGGGTTGTGGAATGTTTATTGCCAAGTAGTATTCGTAACTGTTGATCTGTATTCCCCTGTAAAGCCCTGCTAAATTGTCGTGACGCGACAATGCGGGCATGAGTGATATTGCCCGCAAAGTAGCCTTTGACCCGAATGCACCGCAAGGCGAGCGTACTGACGCGCTCGCAGAATTGCAGCAGGCGGCCATGCCGACTAGTGTTTTGTCGATGGAAACCATCGGGCAAATCATGGAATTCGCCGACATGAACAAGTCGATCTCCCAAAACATCGTTCCATTCCCCGGTAAGAATCAAGGCAAGCCCGGTGTGCAATCGGTCAAGCTAGATGATCGGCAACTGGGAATGCATGGCGAGTATTGGGAAAAGCCTGCGTCAATGAGTTTTGACGCGCTGCGTGGGATGGTTGACCAAACCCCTGTGCTGAATGCCGTAATAATGACCAGAATCCGCCAGGTGCAACGCTTTTGCCGCGTGCAGGAAGGCGGCACTGGACTGGGATTCGCCGTCAAGCATATCGACAAAGACCACCAAATAAGCCAAAGCGAGCAAGAATCTATCAAGATGCTCAACCGCTTTTTCTCGAATTGCGGCTGGGAATTCAACCCACGCGCTCGCAAGAAACTGCGCCGCGATAGCTTCTCCGGGATGATGGGTAAGGCGGTGCGTGATTCTCTCGTGATGGATTCGTGCGCGATTGAGACAGAAATGAAGCGTGATCGTAGCCGCGGCATAGATGGCTTGGCTATGGTTGACGGTGCAACGATTCGTCTAACGCCCGAGGGTGGGTACAAGGGCGATGATGACATTTTCGCGCTGCAGGTAGTGATGGGAACGGTCAAAACTGCGTACACCTACGACGATCTGATCTATGAGCCGCGCAATCCGCGCTCTGACATCATTGTCGGCGGGTATGGGCTGGGTGAAACCGAGTTGCTGGTGCGCGTTGTAACTGGCTTCCTGAATGCCATGACGCACAACATCACCGGATTCGATAAAAACGCCATCCCCAAGGGCGTGCTGCATCTGTCTGGTGACTACACGCAAGAAGACTTGGTTGCATTCCGCCGTTACTGGAATTCGATGGTCAAGGGCGTGAATAGCCAATGGTCTGTGCCGGTGCTGGTGTCCAAAGATCAGGAAAGCAAGGCATCGTTCGAGAAGTTTGGCGTCGATTACGACGAAATGCACTTTAGCAAGTGGATGACGTTTTTATCCTCATTGATCTGCGCCATTTATGGCATGAGCCCAAGCGAAATCAACTTCGATTCGTTCTCGGGCGGCAATTCCTCGCCATTGAACGGCTCTGATACCGCTGAAAAGCTGGCAGATTCCAAGGACAAGGGCTTGCGCCCGCTGCTGTCCTATTTTGAAAACCTCTTCACTGACTACATCACTTGCGACTTTTCGGACAAGTACGTGTTCCGCTGGGCTGGCCTCGATGAAGAGGATGCGAAGGTCAAAGAAGAGCGCGCCGGCAAGATTCTCACTGTGAACGAAATGCGCGCCGAAGAGGGTTACGACAAGATGGATGGCCCATTGGGCGATGCACCGTTGAATCCTTCACTGGTTGGGCCGTGGCAAGCATTGATGCAGCAAGAGCAACCCAAAGACTTTGGCGGGCAAGCGCAGCCAAGCGGTGAAGAGCAGCGGGGCAAGGATGTGCCGGAAGGATTTGGCGGCAAGGACAAGGGCGAGGATTTTGGGCAGCAAGGAGGCAATGATGCCGGTGGGAATGACGACAAGCAGGGCGGCAGTGACGATCAACAAGGGAAAGCTCCCGAGCAAGCTGCTGATGGCGATGCTGGGGAATCTGACGACGAAAAGCAAAAGAAGCCGCTCGCGAAGTCGTTCCCGGTAGCCGATGAGCCGCTTGATTTCGGCACGCGCGAGACAGTGATCTACCGCTTGGGCGACCTATGAAGAATTTGAAGCCCGTAACCAGCATCAAGCCTGATGCCGAAGAGCCGAACAAGCCAAGCGTCCTGACCGGTGATTCCATTTATTACAAGCATCCTGAACATGGCGGCCCGCATCATGGCGTGGTGGCCGGTATCGGTAAGCATGGAATGCTTGTTGATGCTGACGGTGGCGGCGAGCATCAAGTCGAGTGGGGCGGTTACATCGCGCACCGGGCTCGGGCTGAGCGCAAGATGACTATCGTTGATCGCGGTGAAGACGGCTCGATCATGGAAGACGAGAACGGCAAGCGGGTTTTCGTGCGAGGCAAGATTGAGGATTATGATCTTGGCGCTAGTGACGATGCCGAAACTCTAGAAAAGGCACTGATTAGCGTTCCTGCTGTTCCAGTCACGCCAGAAAATCACCCGTTGAATGAAACTCTGCGCACCATGAGCAATTTACTGGATGCGGTGATTCGTGCTCAGGCCGCAATGGCAACCGATGTTGTGGTCGCGATTGCCCAGCTCAAAGACAGTCAGGCCGCACAGTTTCAGGGATTGTGCGCTGCCATTGCCATGATGAGCGAGAAAAATGGCGACATGGCCGCCATGCATCAAGCTCTGATCGCTGCGCTTACCGAGGCGCGCAAGCCGCAAGATATTTCAATACTTTAAACAAACGAACAGGAGTAAATTATGACCGCCCCAGTTGCGAGCAAAATACAACTCCCCGAAGACAGATGGCATAGCGGAAAAATGAAACGTACACAGACGCGAGTGATTGGCGCGAATACCGTACACGAGGATATGGTCGTAGTCGTTGATAAACGGGATATTGTTGGCGTATTCAAGGCGCAATCCCCTGTGGCAATCGTACCAATTGATGCGCAAGATGGAATTACGACCGGGTTCCTATGGTTATACAACCCTGTGGCATCAACGATTAAGATGCAAATTTCCAACATCAAGATACGCTCTCAGTTTGCGGCAACGGCGATAGATCAAGCGGTCGGAGAGTTACGTCTAAGCCGCTTTACTTTCACTGGTATCAATAGCAGCGCGCTGATAACTCCGGCCAGTATCGACTCTACCTTCAATACCAATCAAGGCGAGGTAGCTGATGCCTGGGCTACTGCGGTGGCGTCGCTGGGTGCTACTATTGATGCGAATTTTTATCAAACAATGGATTCGGCAGTCGGCGCCGGTGGGAGCCGGAACCCGTTGGTTGATACTTTTAACGTCACATCGGAACACGAAGAGATTATTCTGCGACCTGGTGAAGGTGTGGTGATCTGGCACGCGGCATCGGTTACTACGAACAATAGGCGCTTGATGATTTCCGTGGCGTGGGATGAGTTTAATTGATGACGCTGCCACGGCCACATGAATAGAACCCCTCTGCTTATCGACATCGGCCCGCTGTCCTGCTGCGCATCTGATTCTGTTCTGGAAGACATGCACAAGGCGCTGCATGATGATGACCACGACATTTGGCGTCCTCATGAGTCGCCATTTATTCGTGATCTCATCGAGAAGTGGACATCGTTCGGGCTAGATCGCCTTGGCAAGATTCTCGCCGAGCTGATGAAGTGGATTAAGGGCGGCTTTCACAAGCCGAGCAAAACACCTGTTCCCAAGCCAAAGATGTTTGTCCGCTGGGGAAAAGATGAGCTTGAAGGTGCCAAGCTGTACCTTGAAGCGCTCCCACCGGAGGTATTTACCCTTGATGACTGGATGATGGTCGTCGATTACCTTGTCCAGAAATACCTTCCCCAGGATGTGATGATGGACGATGCCAAGTGGCAAGTCACTCGCGCATCCATGATGGGGCGGGTTCAAAAGCACATGCCGGAAATGGCGGCGGTCGCGGCTGGCGCAGCGGCGGCGAAAATGCCTGTTGATCTCAATATAATCCAACGCGATTTCGGCATGACATCGGCGCAAAAGGCCGCCATAGACTTTGGGCAACACCGTTGCTGTCAGTATGTGGCGAACGTAACTGAGTCGTCGCGCGTCAGAATGAAGCTTGCGGTGGTCAACTGGAAGAAAGAAGAGTTCGAAGGCGTGCCGTCGGCAATGGCGAAGCGCAACTTGGAAGGAAAGTTGCTGGACGAATTCGCTGTACTCAACAAGGATTGGCGCAGAATTGCGCTCACCGAGGCCGCCAACATGAGCGGAAACGGGTTCATCGGTTCGCTCAAAGCGGGAACGAAGGTAAAACGCATGGAGCAATATGCCGGTGCGTGTGACTTCTGCCGCAAGATCGATGGCACAATCATGACGGTTGTGCCGCCTGACAAGCCCAATAAAAACTGGGATACTGAGGTCTGGTCTGGCAAGGATAATCACACCCGTTCATCATCCCCGTATAGGCGAGTTGGCGGTCAGTTGGTTAAGCGTGGCGATTCTGAATTGGCAAAGATTGTTCCAGGGGCAATACACCCGCATTGCAGGGGGCGGTTTGTCGAGGTTGCATCGGCGAAACCAAACGACGACCCCAAGTTCTCGGAGTGGCTAAAAGAGCATTTTGCCAAAAAGAAAGGATAGGCATGGCAGCCGGTAAAAAATTGACGCAATTCGAGGCTGAAGCGAGGTTCGTGGCGCATGGGTTTGTGTTGCGTGCCAGCTACAAGAATGCGCATACCAAAGTTGCTGTCGAATGCAAGCGCCATGGCTTTGTGGATGAAGTAATGCCAGCCAATATATTCCGTGGGCAGGGCATGAAATGCTGTGGCATTGAGAGCTCGGCATTGACTGTTGAGGAAGTGCGGAAGCGCATTGCCGCGCTGGGTTATGAGTTGGTTGGCGAATATCGCGGAACAGACAATAAAATCACCGTTAAATGTCCAGCTCACGGCAAAACCTTCGAGGTTATGGCAAGAGGCATAATCTCTGATGGCAAGGGGTTGATGTGTTGCGCGATAGAGAAGACGCGTATCCGCATGACCGGAAGGGAAGTCTCCGAAGAAACGCGAGGGCGAATCAGCGCGTGGCAACAAAACGGAAATGCTCCGTGGTCAAAGCGAAAAATGACGCAAGAGCACTGCAAGAAAATGTCGGACGGGTTGACCCGCAAATATAGAGCAAGCCCAGCAACAAACATCAAATTGGCGAAGAGCGGTAAAACCTCTGGGAAGCCTGGATGGTTTTACATCGCAAAAATGAGCAACGGACTATTGAAGTTCGGGAGCACGACAAGCGAGGATCATAACGATAGGTTCCGCCATTTTACAAATCAGTTCGGGCAATCTGGGCAACTGCTATTGAAGTGCCAGGTAAATGATGCCGGACGGTATGAGGCCGATATAATGGAAAAACACCGCGCGCATTGGGTAAGAGGTGAATTTTTCAGGGACTTTGTTGGCGCAACCTAGCCAGTGTCGTGACTTCACTATGGGCGGCATGAATGCTACCGACTTCGATTCTCTTACGCTTGCCAAATCTCAAGGCAATCCATACCACGCCAAAACAACTGGCAGGTTTATATCAGCCCCTGTTGATGGCGATTATTCAGCATGGTTGCCTCCTTCTTCTCATATTCAATCATTGTCTGAAGCGAAGCAGTATTACGCCGATCATATTGCCGGTAATTGGTCGATAGTTATTAAGCGTAAAGGCGGCTTGCGTCGTGTCAGGGTTAATATGAATGATAACCAATGGCACGCTTATACAAAGACGGTAAATGAAAAGCGCGTATTTTGGCCTGAGCGCGCACAGCGTATGAGCGCGATCATTGATACGCTGGCTAACCCTGGTGTTGTGCTTGAAAACGGTTCAAGAGATTTATTTATAGAACGTGTTGTGCATGGCGATCACGATGTGGTTGTTTTGGAATGGCGTCCTGACGAAAAAGAGTATCGCTTCCGCTCATATCATTATTGGCCACACGATGAATTCAAGAGATTAACTGCGCCATCTGATAAGGGAGGATACAGGCCAGCCAAGATGCGTGGAATTGAAGTCAAAAAAGTCGAATCCCCAATCAGGAAGTCTGTTGGGGCTTCGTTTGAATCATCATTGCAAACCGATGATTCCACCATGTTTACCAATTTGCACTGCACGCCATTGGCAGGCTCTTTCGAGCTTGGCGGGGCACACACAGGTATTGGCTGGCCCCAAGACGACACTATCCGCTATTTGGCCGAATTGGTCAAGGCGATAGATGGGGGTGAATTAACAGAGACTCCTACTCCAGCGCAGGCCGAGGCCGGAAACTATGCCAAGCGAAAGATGGCATGGCACGGGCTGACTATCTCGATTGAAAACGAGCCCGGATCTATCCGCAAAGGTAATGGCTGGAAAACCAAGATGCTTTTCGCATACGGGTACATCAATTCGACCGAGGGAAGCGATGGTGATCAGGTTGATGTGTACATCGGCCCTGATGAGAATGCCGATACAGTCTATGTGGTGCATCAGCGCAAGTATGGCGACTGGGCGCACTACGATGAAGACAAGTGCATGTTGAACTTTGCATCGGAAGATGATGCCCGCGCCGCTTATCTCAAGCACTATGATGACCCGCGTTTCCTTGGGCCGATCACCGCCATTCCAGTGGATGCCTTTGTCGAAAAAGCGAAGGCTGCTAATGGGCGGATGATTAAGTCGATCAGCCTGATTTTCCCAAATGGCAATCGCCACGAACTTACTGGTGCGCAGTTTTCATTCGTTGATGATGACCTTCTGGTTAAGGCGCTTGCGCCTGGTCAACGCTGGATCACTGTTCACCCAAACGGCGCTGGCTCGACTGGTGTGCCCGTGATGGTGCAGGAGGCGCAGCATGGCTCGGGAGTATTTCACGTCATCGGCGGGGCCGGCGGCAAGCTGAACTACCTCAAGTTGCGCGGGCTTAAACCAGAGTCCAGCTACAAAGAGCACGCAGCGGAAAGCGCAAAGACTAAGCGCGATGCGAAAAAACAACAGCGTGCGCGAGATAAAGAACTGGGTATCGATCACGGCAAAAAACAGGCGCGCGAGTCCGTGCAGTCGCAAAGGCGAATGGCCGACAAGGCTTTCGTGCAAAAAGTTGCCGACAAGATGGGGTGGAAGGCGGAAGACCTTGAGCCCAAGATACCTGAAAACGTATCCGATGCCACAAAGCAAAAGATTGAACACCGCCACCATAGCGAACTACTGAAACGGGCTAATGCGGCTGTCGAGTTACAGCATCAGAACTTGCTGACTGACGCGATGGCGCGCGAAGAGGCGGGCGGCGTATCGGTTGAGCCGAATGAGCATTCAGATTCTGCCAAACTCAATATTTCAGACTTGGATGATGCGCACCCTCAGAGCATGAGCGGGCTTGGATTCTCAGCGCACTACGCGGAACGTGCTGCCGCCAACGGGGCAACGCAAGAGGAAATTCAGCAAGAGGCTGCCGGGAAGAAAGAATCAAGGCAGTCGATCATGTCGGAGGCGCAACGATCTGCGATTAAAGCGCGTGGCGATACTGCCCGGCAGATCAAGTCTGAGCTTGAGACGATTCGTGAACCGATAGCATCAAGCATCAAAGCTACGCTGGCATCCGCATCAGATGCGGTTGAGCTCATCAAAGCTCAAAAGGAATGGAAGGCGGTGCAAAAGGCCGCTCAAGCAGCGAACAAAGACATTGACGAGGCAAAAGAGGTCAAGGCGTACAACCTTGAGGTGTCCGCACCGGAAGATTCTGACATTCAGGCCGATATTGAGAATGACTTGCGCACCATCCGCACCAAGGCATTCCTGTCCACGATAGACAAAGAGGCGGACGAGCCAGAAAAGGCAATGCGCCGACATATCGGTGCTGGCGCATTCAACTCGATCAACGCCTTGGCGCTTACTGCTGGTGGCGCTGCGCTGATAGACCGCTCTGTTGTCGATGTGCTTGGTGTTGAGGGGGCGGCGCAGGTATTGGCGCGCCGCTTACACGCCGATCTACCAGCCGATGAAATGGACAAGTTGACGTCTGGCATGGAAGATTTTCACCTGCATCACTACATGGAAACCTCGAAAGAGGCCATGCAGGAAGCGCAAGAGTTGCACGATGCTGCGAAGGAAATCGGGCTTGGAGAAGCCAGTCACGGCGCTGATTTTGAAGCGGCGCGAGAGTTGCTACATCGTCGAAAAGCGGCTGTTGAACAGGCGCACAAGATACTCGGGACGGCGCTGGGCGAAATGGAAGCCAATGCGGCGCTGGTCACGGCGCTCAAGGGCGGGCGCTCCGATAAGTCGATGGAAGTGCCGCTTGGCAAGGTATCTGACGAAGATGCAATTAGGCAGGTGCGCGCCATCGGATTGCAGCGTGGCGATTACTCAATAGACCGGGTGGCCGGCAATCAGGTGTTGACCATTACGCCGGACGGATTAGACCGCCTGGCAAAGCCAGTTGATCGCGAAGAGCTTGACCGCACGCGAAATACGCTCGCCATCCTTAACGGTGAGCATGATGAGGATGACTGGTTGCCGCAAGGATTTGCGAAGCGGCCAGACTTGGCGTTGGACTTAAAGCCCGGCGTGGCCGCGACACTTGCCAGACCGTTCAAGCCATCAGGCGATATGCGGCAATCAATCAGGGATTACATCGGCGGTCGTGCGGCGGATGGCGATTCGCCTGATGCGATAGTTGAAGACTTGCAGTCGGCAGACTTTTTTCAGAAGTCGGGTAATACGGAAGCCTATCGCGAAGCACTGGATGAAGTCGCGGCTCGTACTGACAAGGACGGCAAGCTACTGCGGAATGAAGACTTGGCTGGCGTGTTCAATGACTATGCCGATAGCTTTGTGCAGCGTGAGTACGGCGGAAAGATCGCGACCATACAGCGGCAAAACTTCGAATCTGATGCCGTGGCACAAGATGCGCTACACCGCGCGTTATCCGATACCCCGGAAGGTATAGCCGCATACAAGCCGATTGGCGAACTCACAACCGACGATCAACAGACATTGCGCAAGTTCTTTCATGCCAATGTGGCCCATGAGAGTGACGAGGCCGAGATATTGCGCGAGCGCCTTGACGGCATGGCGCACATTGAGCCTGAAAAAGAAGTTCGGGATATGTTTGGCGAAACAACCTCAAACCCAGAATGGCAGGCATGGAAATCCCAGCGTGACGCTCTGGCAGAAGAGGTGAATGCATCTTCCCTGACGTGGGCGAAGTATGCCGATGCCATGCACGGGCACGAAAATGCCTATGCGTCGGTGCAAGATTTAATCCGCTCGAAAGTCGGGCAGTCATTCCATGAGAATTACAACAAGCTCAATCCAAACGCGCCGCTGAAGCTGGGGCGGCAAGTGGTGCGCAACAACTTGAACCACCTAGACGCAGTTGACCCCAAGGCAAGGTTAGCCCGTGAAGCAAAAGAACGTGCATTGATCGACGGCCTGCGCGAGCGTAGCCAAGGGAAATATGCCGCCGGTAGTGTGAGTGACAAGCTCGATGCCGCGAGGGAAGAGCAGGAAGCGTTCAACCAGTCGCAAATGGGATTTTTCTCTACCGAGCAAGAGCCTGACATGTTTGGCGACACGCCTGCCAAGGCTGAAAAACCACTATCTTCCGATGAACGTTACACGTTAGGCCATGCTGCCGAGCGCACCATTGCGGCAATGATGCCCGTTGTCGGGCAAAACTTTAAGCCGGGACGCCCGCTGAAATTGTTCAGCCCAACGATGTCGGGCCCCGATGGGGTGATGCGACAACGGGCGATCAAGATCATTGAGAAAAATAAGCGCGTGGCGCTGGCGGCTGGTACCGGAGCCGGAAAAACGGCAATGATGCTTGGGGCATTCTCGCACCTGCAATCTCAAGGCAAGGCAAAGCGCGGTCTATTCCTTGTTCCGTCAATTGTTCAAGGGCAGATCGGCGCTGAGGCGCTGCGCTTCATGGAGCCTGGCAAATATAGCTGGCACTGTGAGCCGGGCGCTTCGCGCGACGAGCGAATTGCCGCATACAAAGACCCTAAGCATCACTTCACGGTTATGACGCACCAGTCTTTCCGCGATGACATGCTCCACCTTGGCGCGCAACATGCGGGCGTTGACGCGGCATCAATGAGTGCGCGTCTTGAGGCAATGCAGCCCGAGCAGCGTAGCGCGTGGATGAAGGGAGTGATGGCAAAAGAGGGTATCAATTACGACTTTCTGGCTGCCGATGAAGCGCACAACACGCTCAATCGTGCGGGAAAAGAGAATTCCGCAATGGCGAATGTGGTTGATTCTGTGTCTGCCAATAGCGAGTTCTATATTCATAGCACCGCCGATGTCATCAAGAATGACCTATCCGAGGCGGCTGACATCATGAAAAAGATGGATCCCAAGCGTTACGGCGACACGGCGGCATTCATGCGCCGGTACGGCGTGAATACTCAAGGCGCGCAGGATGCGTTGAAGCGCGAGCTTATCCGGCATGTGTTGCCATTCAAGATTGAACCAAAGATACGTGCGGACAAGAAAGAGATTGCAGTAAAGCCAACCGAATCCCAAATCAAGGCGCTTTCCGATCTGGACAAGAATCTAGGTCGCGTGCGGATGGCGCGCATGGAGGGCAAGGTTGATGTCGAGGCGATGAAAGCAATCTCACCTGAGCACTTCAAAGATGCGCCTGAGTCTGAGCACGAGGCGATTGCCAAAGAGCTATCGTCCAGCATCGGCATCATCAAGGGCTCTGCTGTCCGGGCAATTCTTGATTCGAGCCCTGATTCGGCCAAGATTGATGCTCTTGCCAGCATCGCCAATGAGCGCAAGGGAAAGCCGGGCGTGGTATTCGCGCACTCATTGGAGGCGGTGCAGAACATCAAAGCGCGTCTCGAAAAAGATGGACACCGCGTCATGACGCTGACTGGGGCCGATTCATCCGTCGATAAATCAGCCAAGATTCGCGGGTTCAATCCTGATAAGGGCGACCGCACGCACGACATCATGGTTGCATCGGATGCTGGGGCAACCGGGGCGAACTTGCAGTCAGGCCAGTGGCTGACGCAGTTTGACAGTCCCATGACGGCCATGACACATGCGCAAAGGGGGGGACGAATTCACCGCATTGGGCAAAAGAATGATGTAGAGCTCATGGATTTGGTCGCCGATCACCCAAGTGAGCGCAATGCGCGGGAGCGTCTGAAAACAAAATACGCCTTGCGCGAGTTGATGAGCAGTTCATTCGAGGGGCTTGATGACACTGGTTTGGCGGCATTCTTGCATCAGCGCAAGGTGTCCCAAGCTAATGAGTCGCTTTTTTGATCGTGACGGGACAATAAAACAATGGAAACGAAAATCTTATTTTTCAAGTCGCATGTCAGCGCCTATGTAACGAAGAAAGGCGTGTTTGTGCCTGCGCATTTCAATAGGCGCACTAGCCGTGCAGACGATGATCGAACTGCCGATATGTTTGCGCGTAATGTTCCGCCATCTCCAAAGCGAGATATTCCAGTTGCAGCCTTGGAAAGGCCGGAAGACTACACGCCGGATATGTTTAGCGGCGAAACGAAGTCTGAAATTAAGGCCGGTGAGCGTTCGGCAAAACAAGATGCGGATGAATTGCGCGACTATTTGAATTATGGCGATCTGCGGTCTGCAATTGACCAGCTAACCTACATGGATTACGAAAGGGCGAGAGAGGTTCTGTTGCGCGCAGGCTTTGCCATTCCGTCCCATAAAACAAAAAGTACACGCAGTCTGATAGTCAGCGTGCAAGATCAGCTTCTTCAAGCATCGAAACCGCGTGTTATGGTGAAATCAGCCAATCCGCGCATTCTTTTCCTGAAATCACACGTCAAGCAATACACCCGTAAGGATGGCACTGTCGTTGAAGAACATGACGATAAGCGAATGAAACAGATGCAGGCAGCGCCCGCTGCGCGCCCGTCTGCCAAACAGCCACCACAGGAACCGACGGCGCACGACGCCGAGGACGTTCGCGGTTCTGCACATGGCTACGGAACACACAATATCGAAGAGGGTGACACAATCCATTTCAAGGCTGGCGAGTTTTCCGGTGGCGGCAAGGTGAAAGCAATCGGCAAGGATGGAACTCAGGTAGAGGATGCATCTGGCCGATTGCATAACGTGCATTGGCATGAAGTGACCGGATTCAAGGCTGATCGCGGCGACGGTGGCGGAAAGAAACCGCCCGGCGAAAACGGAAAGCCAGTTGCGGAAGGCGAAGAGCCGCCCAAAAATGATGAATCTAAAAAGCCGGTTGTGCTTGGCAAGCAAGAGCCGATTCCGGCTGAGTCATTCAATGCCACCGACTATGCAAAGTCGCACGATCAGGCTGACGTTTCGCCGGAAAGTATCATCGCTGAGTTCCCATCCGACACGAAAGAGAAGATTGCAGCGGCTCAAGATCGGCTGAAAAACATTGAGGAAACGCTTGATAAGTTCATGACCGATGGCAAGTGGACGCCGGAGCGGCAGGAACTTCACCGGAAAATCTTGTACGACGGCGTGATGGGCAAGGATGAAAATGGCAAGGACGTAAAAATACCGGGCTTGCTGTCACCCGAAAGAATCAAAGCGGCACGCCCTCCGCAGGGCGAACAGCCAGCTTTCATTATCCTTGGTGGTCGAGGCGGTTCTGGCAAGTCTTCATTCAAGGGCGAAGTGTACGAGCCTGATCGCTGTATTGTGCTAGATGCCGATCACATCAAGTCGATGCTCCCAGAGTATGAAGGATGGAATGCGCACCAGGTACATGAGGAATCCGGCGAGCTTTTCGATCATGTCGCAGACTTCGCCCGCATCATGGGGTTGAACGTGGTTTTGGACAAAACCATGAAAACAGCCAAGTCGGCCATTGCCGATGTCGAGAAATTCAAGAAGTCTGGGTACCGGACGGAAGCGCACTACATGCACCTGCCAAGACAGGAGGCGGGTAAGCGCGCAGTGAAACGATTCCTCGATGGCGGAGAGTCTGGCCGCTTTGTGCCGCCTGAAATTGTGCTGTCGAACACCACTAATGAGGCCGCGTTCGATCAAGTCAGGAAGATGGTTGATGCATGGTCTTTCAGAGACAACAACGTGGCAAAGGGTGAAAAACCAATTCTGATTTCGCAAAGTGGTGAGCCCGCCATGAAGAGCAAGGAGATTTTGCGCAAGTCGTTGCTGAAGAGTATGATTGTGGTGTGGAGGGTAAAACAATGAGCGGCAAAAAACTGGATCCCAAGAACTACTGCGGCGGCAAAGCCCCCGAGTATGGCGGTGATGGGTACAGCGAAATTAGAAGCGATTGCGATTCTTCGCCTGAGTATTTGAAAGAAAAGCAGGCAAGATTGCAGGATGCCCAAGATTCAGCGCCTGACTATATCAAGCAGGCTATCGCAGAAAGCCAAAAGCAAGCTCAACCCGCATAACAAAGCCGCCTTCGGGCGGCTTCGCATTTCTGGAAGCACACAATGACCCCAAGATTCACAAAAGCGTTAGCCGTTGCTGCCGAAGCCCACGAAGGGCAAGAGCGCAAAGGCACTGGCATCCCATATATCACTCACCCCGTCGCGGTCGCTGCGCTGGTAGCTCGCTATGGAGGCGATGAAGATCAGCAAATTGGCGCGTTGCTGCATGATGTTCTCGAAGATGCTGGCGAAGGGTGGGCCGTGCGTATCGCGGAATTCGGTGATCGCGTATTGTCTATCGTTCGCGCCTGCACTGATGGTACGCCGGATGCCAAAACAGGGAAGAAAGCACCGTGGCGCGTTCGCAAGGAGGCATACTTGGCGCATTTGGTAGAAACGCCTGACGATGCACTGCTGGTTTCGGCCTGTGACAAATTGCACAACATCCAGTCTATCCACCTTGATCTAGTCGAGGTCGGCGCATCGGTATTTGACCGATTCACGGCGAGTCAGGATGAAACGCTGTGGTATTACCGTAGCCTGGCTGAAATTTTCACCGAGAGGCAAATAGCACCAGCGAGTGCGATTGTCCGCGAATACGAACAAATCATCTCCAAGTTATAACCGCTATGTCGTGATGTCACCATAAGGGGAACCCCTTAGATGGTGACACCATGCAAACCCTATTCTCGCGTCTCGGTGCCGTTCGGTGCCTATTCTTCAAGTCAGAGCAATTCCAGTTGATCGAGATGCCCGTGCAGGTCGGCGCATCGGTAGATAAGCGCGGGCATTTTACGCAGGCACACACTCGAATTCAGAAGGTACGCATTGAAAAGCCTGCGCAGCCAGATTTATTCGGTAACTCAGAAGAGCCCCAGAAGGACAAGCATTCAGCACGCCTAGAGGCTTTCATCATCAAGCATGGCGGGCTAGGCAACCTCGCACACCTCATGTCTGGAATGACTGACGGCCAACAGCAGCGCATTTTTGAGGAAATGGGAAAGCTGGGCGGAAAGTCTGTTGTTGAAGTCGCGGCGATGTTCGACAACATAAAGCCGGAGCCAGCGCCGCAAGCTGATCTATTCGCAGCACCGCCAAAACATGTTGATTCAATCGACACATCGGAAAAACATGTCGAAAAAAAAGCAGAAAACGAACATGTAGCGCCTAGCCATGCCGGGGACATCGTTGTTCCGCACGCTATTGTTGAGCACATCACAGGCAGGGGTAAGACTTTGCGCGGGATTGTGCGTACTGATCTGACCAAAGATCAGGCGATGGAGATTGACCCCTACACATTCAAGAAATTGGGCGGCTGGTTCATCCGCGAAAAGCACCTCAAGCCCGGTGAAGTTGCTATTTCGAAGCCTGTTACCGCAGAGAATCCACAAAAAACCGTAGCAAAAGAGTCGAAAAGCCGCTACGAGCGCCTGTTAGAGCGCCGAACTGACGGCACGCCGGATGCAATGGCCGCCGAGGATGCGCGGATTTCTAATCTTGCATCTGTCCAGGTTGGCAATGTTGACGCATCGCTTCCTTTTGGGGTGCAGGCCGGCATCAGCAAGCAAGCCCGCCGTGACCTGAATACGCAAGCCGCCGCTATCGTAGCCCGTGGGGGAGAATACTCAGACGAAGACAAAGCGATTCTGCGCCAATACTCAGGCAATGGCGGCTGTGGCGATTCTCTGAATGAGTTCTACACCTTGCCCGAAGTGGCAAGTGCCATGTGGTTGGTCGCGCAGCGTCTCGGCGTGAAGGGTGAAGTGCTTGAGCCATCCTGCGGCCCCGGTGTGTTTTTGCATACCGCGCCGGCAGATTCTAAAGTGACCGGCGTTGAAATGGACGAGACATCGGCCAAAATAGCCAAAGCGCTGCATGGTGATCGCCATGAGATTGCAAATGCCAGCCTCGAGCGATTCGCTACTCAGGATGAGCGTCAATATGACGGCGTGCTGGGCAATGTGCCATTTGGACTACT